CGTATGTGAAGGAAAATACAGAAAAGAATCGAAGCTTTAGTGTAGATTCATCGCTATTTTCCGGAACGTATGTGAAAGAAAATCGCTATGTTCCAGAGTTTACGAAGGAAAATACAATTATTGATTTGGAAGTAATATTACAAAATGGTATTATTGAAATACATCCTGTTATTGTTCCAGAAGATATATTGTTCGATTATTCATTTAACGGATATGGAAGAATTATTGATTTAGATGTGATATTTAATCATTTATCTAGTCCAATAAGACATCCAGTTATTGTTTTACGTAAAACAATAGATAATTATCTTTTAGCAACAAAAAAGCGTAAACTTAGTTTAGAACAATTACCACAAATGAATTCACATTATTCTATTGTATCTCCTATTTCTGAAATTAGTCCTAAAATAATAAATATTCAAGGATTTGAACATAATATGACACAAAATATAATAAATTTTATACGTAATTATGATTTTGGAGATAATTTGTATGTAAAATTAAATGATTTATACCCTAATTTTAACAAATATATAGACTATTATTATCAAATAAATAAACTCCATGTAGAATTAAAATATATTAATGATAATGTTTTACCTTATTATGGAATAGTTATGGATGACTTAAACCCATATATAAACATATATATTGTAAAATATACAGTAAATATAAATGATTCTAAAAAAGTAATAGAAGATAAATTAACAAGAACATATCGATTAATTATTTTTTGCGAAAGAACAATTAAATGGATAAGTTATTGTTTAGATAATAAGATAAAAAAAGATAAACAACATACTTTTTTTAGTCTTAAAAAAGATTATTGGAATCAGTATTTCTTAAAGGATACAAATACTAGAGATTATTGGAAACAAGTTAATCTAAAAATACCACTTGATTATCTTTATGATAAATTAAAAGATTCAAAAATTGAAATTATATTTCATAATAAAACTAATTTTTATATTAAATCTTCTAATTCATAAACGAGAAATCAGTTTATATTTTTATAAAAAATTAATATACAAAAATATATAGCATTATGTCTAATAATTACATATTTAGAAAACTATGTGAAAATGATTATGAAAAATATTTAAAATTAATAAATGATTTTAGAGAAACTAATTTTTCAAAAGAAGTATTTATATCAATACTTAATAAAATTAATAGTAATAATTCAAGTATATGGATAATAGAAATAAATGATGAACTTATTGCAACAGGAACGATAATATATGAATATAAATTTATTCATAATACAAGTATATTGGCACATATTGAAGATATATGTGTATCTAAAAGTTTTAGAGGAAATAATTATGGTCAATTATTAGTAAAATATTTAATTAAAGAAGCTAAAAAGAAAGAATGTTATAAAATTACATTATATTGTGATGAAAAATTAGAAAAATTTTATAATCTTAATGGATTTTCTAAAAAAGGTATACAAATGGCAATATATAATGAAGAAATATAATTTCGATATATTTTCCTTCGTAAAATCCATAAAATAGTTCTTATGTACTGTTTAATCATATAAATTTTATCAATTCATATTGTTTTTCTAAATTTTTTAATTCTTCTTGTGTATTAACTCCCATTATTTGATATTTTATTTCTTCTTCGATTTGATAAGTTTCTATATTAATATCAGAGAATTGTCTAATTATTTTAATAATATCTGTTAAATAATATTCTTTTTGGGCATTATTATTATTAATAATGGGAATATACTTTTTTAAAATTTCACCATTAAAATAGTATATCCCAACATTTATTATATTTATTTTTTTTTCTTCTTCTAAACAATCTTTTTCTTCTTTTATTCCAATAAATTCACCATAATTATTATATAATATTCTACCATATCCATATGGATTATCTAATTGTGCTACTAATAATTTTGCATTTTTATCTATATCAAACGAATATAATGGATCTTTATTTTCATTGCTTATAAACTTTTTTAATAAAAAAGATGAAATTAATGGCATATCTCCATTTAATATTAAAACATTATCATAATTATTATAATATTCTAATGTTGATTTTATTGCATCACCAGTTCCATTAGGTATTTCTTGTTTAACATAAATTATATTATGTAAAATATCTTGATTATCTTCACTAAAATATTCATTAATTGTATCTTTTATTAGTTGATCATATTTACCTGTTATAACAATTATTTTATTTGGAACTAATTTATGTGATTCTATAATAATTCTTATTAACATTGGTATAGAATTAAATTTATGTAAAATCTTTGGAATATCAGAATTCATTCTTTTACCTTCACCTGCAGCCATAATTGTAATGACTAAATTTGACATATTTATAAAAAATATTTATATAAATATTTTGTATTATAAACATATTTTTATTAAAAAATAATCTTAAACTTACGCTAAAGCTCCAGTTTACTACATATTTTCTGGAGTTTACAAATAAAAATAGTTCTTTATCTATGGATAAATTCATTGTATTTTCGTCTGTAAATATATTTAGTATAAAAAAAATTGATAAATTATATAATTAGTATATATATTTATTCAAAAAATTTTATATCTCGCATTAAAATGGCTGAACAAAATATAAAATTTACACAAACGTGGTATGACCAAAATCCCACATGGTATTTATCTATATCTGAGTTCGAAAATTTTGTTGTGACTGAAATTGACATAAATGTTTTGAATAATATGTTGTGTGATATATTTAATAAATATACCACGCAATTCTTATTGACAAATATTCAACATATTATTAAAATATTTACATGTCAAAAAGATGAAGCATTAGCACATATATTGCATTTTTATTGCTACCGCAATGATAAATATTTCTTCAACGAAAAAGGAAGAATTATATGCATTGCTTTACTAAAAGAAGGTGCAAATATAAATCAGATACATCAACTATGTGAAGATAAATATTTATTACATTATGTGATAAGTAAGTTTTTTACAATATACACAGTTTATGGTGATCATGATTTTTACAAACTAATTCCTCAATTATTGATGGTATCAAAACCCGATATTATTATGAAATGTTTTAAGATATTTACATTTGATGATTGCGATAGTCCACTTCGACATTCTAGTCATTTCACTCACATAATTCACTTGATGATATATCACATATTAGATGTTAATATCATTCCATCATATTCACGTCATAATGAAACATTTTTAATGCATTGTATGAAATATCTGAATCTGAAATTAATAATGTATCTTCATAAAGAAAAAAAAGCAAATATATCAGCAAGAGATAAAAATGGATGGAGTGTATTAAGACATGCATTAAAACATGTTGACAACATTAATCGGAAAAATCATGATATGATTGAGTATATTCTTACCAATCTGAATATATATGATTCTAATGGTTTAATTGATATATATGCATTAAAAAGAGGTTTTTATCTTATGTACTTCAATAAACCATTGCAATCATTATTTAAAAAATATCTTGATATGACATATATGGTAGAAGGACGTATGGCATTTATTAGATTAATTGATGGATGTTCTCATACAGAACAGTCTGATACAGGTTTATCGTACTTTCGTAAACTTTGTATATCACAAGAAATATGTACATTTATGCTACCTATTTCAAGTTTAGAACAAGATGAAAAGAAAGAATTCGAAAAAAAGTTAATACAAGTAGGTATGAGTTGGTATGGTAAGACGTAACTAATTTATATATATTCTACTATTACACTTAGTACAATCATATGGTTCAATTCTAACAAAATAAGTTATATATGGAGATATTACAATTTTATAACCTTTATATTCTAATTTTTTTAAAAAATAATAGTCTTCATAATTACTATTTTCAAATTTATTATCAGTTGCAACATCTTTTTTAACAGCAAAACTTATACCACATCTTCCTTTATTTATTGATATATCATATATACTAGGTAATATAAAATTATTATCGAATGCCATTCTAAATAAACATACATCTATATTTTCATTTTGTGCAATCTCTTTTTTTAAACATTGAATATAATTTGGATATAAATAATCATCATCGTCAACAAATCCTATCCATTCAGTTTCAACAAAATCAAATGCTATATTTCTTACTAATCCTGCTCTGCTACCTAAATTTGTTTCACCTTTTTTTTTTTCTACTTCAATAATTTTTATTCGAGTATCTTTAATGTCAAAATTATTTTTTATACCATCAAAAATAATTATAGCTTTCCATTTAGGTATAGATAAATTTTTTAATGATTGTATTGTATCTAATAATGTTTCTCTACCCAATGTTGGTATAATAAATGTTATTAAATTATTATTTATTTTTTTTTTTCTTGAATTTTTTATTTTAGTAATATTTTCAATAATATACTCTTTATTATTATTCCAATGTTTAAATGCATATTCTTTATCTATTGTTGAATCTGTTTCAGAAAGTAGTTCTTTATTTAATGATAAATCTATTTCATTTTCTTTTATATCTGTTCCAGGAAATAGTTCTTTATTTAATGATAAATCTATTTCATTTTCTTTTATATCTGTTCCAGGAAATAGTTCTTTATTTTCTATAATATTATTTAAATATTTTTGTTCTAAGAATATCAATGATAATTCATCAATAATAAGAGTATTTTCTATTTTTAAAGAAGAATCTTCCTTTATATCTAAAATATTTTCTATATTTAACGTATTTCCTTTATCTGTATCTGTATTATTGTCTAAAATATTTTCTATTGGATTATTAGAATTGTTTAAATATTGTTGTTCCAAAAATACTAAAGAATATTCATCAATAATAATATTATTATCTATTTTTAAAGAAGAATCTTCCTTTATATCTAAAATATTTTCTATATTTAACGTATTTCCTTTATCTGTATCTGTATTATTGTCTAAAATATTTTCTATTGGATTATTAGAATTGTTTAAATATTGTTGTTCCAAAAATACTAAAGAATATTCATCAATAATAATATTATTATCTATTTTTAAAGAAGAATCTTCCTTTATATCTAAAATATTTTCTATATTTAACGCATTTTCTTTATTTGTATTATTATCTAAAATATTTTCTAAATTCAATTGATTATTTATGTTTAATGCATTTTCTAAATTCAATTGATTATTTATATCTAATACATTTTCTAAATTCAATTGATTATTTATGTCTAATGCATTTTCTAAATTCAATTGATTATTTATGTTTAATGCATTTTCTAAATTCAATTGATTATTTATGTTTAATGCATTTTCTAAATTCAATTGATTATTTATATCTAATACATTTTCTAAATTCAATTGATTATTTATGTCTAATGCATTTTCTAAATTCAATTGATTATTTATGTTTAATGCATTTTCTAAATTCAATTGATTATTTATGTCTAATGCATTTTCTAAATTCAATTGATTATTTATGTTTAATGCATTTTCTAAATTCAATTGATTATTTATGTTTAATGCATTTTCTAAATTCAATTG